GGGATGATCCATATCAAGGGTCGCAATATCCATTTGATTGGGGATGCAATGACAAATTCTTGGGAATCAGTTATTGGCGATCTGCAACTGGTCACCAAATTGCTTTAAGCGATGTTGAAGAAGAAAGTAAACTTCGAGGAGATAGAAATTACATTAGACTTCGGTCTGCTACTGGCAACAAAATAGAATTAAATGACCACACCGTTAGAGTTGGTGGTGATTGTGCTACAGATTGTCCTCCAAATAGAGCGGGAGACAGACGTGGAATTTTCATGCAAAGCACATCCAATCACATTATTTGGATGAGTGACAATGAAAATAAACAATGTGGACCAGTTAGGGCAGAAGTAGGCAGCCCAAAACCAAGAGCTACTAAGGCTTTTGTGTTAATTAGAACTGGATATGGTCTATCCATGAGATTTGGGGATGATTTTGACCAAGTTGAGACACAACAGCAAGATATCACTATTACTAATCCTCAGTGTCATTGTAATGAAACAGCTAACTCTGCTCCTTGTTTAGAAGATTTTGATCCAAAGTGCAATAAAAAGCATGGTGCTCATATTCACAAATACCTAGCTGCTCCTCATCCAGAGCCGGGATTGGTTTGGTTAAGGGTCGGAGGTAACTATGTTATCAATACAACCGAGAACATGTTGACGACAGTGGGAGACAAAGAGAAGAATCCATCAAACAAGACAGTAATAGTCTCCAAGGACTATATAATTGAAGTAGAAAAACTTTACTTTAATCACGCAGATAGGCATGTTTTCTTCGCAGAAGACAAGATTTTCCTGATGGCAGGAAGAGATTGCCCACCAAAAGAAGATGGTGGTCAAGGTGAATGTCAAGAGTGTGGGCCTTGTGTTTATCCTGTGATTATTGCTAGGTGTCCTGTGGCGTGTCCTGTGACTGGCATTATTCACTGGTCAATTCAATCAGTAAGTGAAAGAGTTTTTGCTTCTGGTCATCATCCTTGCATGGCTCCGCCTAGTTGTGGCAGTAACTGTGGTGAGTATTTTGCAAGAATGGCAAAATGCGTAAAAGAAAGAGGCGGATGTAAAGAAAAAGAGCTTCAAGGAGAAATTGGTACTAGCACGCAAGGATCAGGAACACCGGGAGCAAATCAATAATGGCACTTAAATTTTTGGGACTACCTTACCCTATTATAAAAACTCCAAGAGGGTTGTTAGCACAAAGTAATGGTGTAGATCAGATTAAAGCTGACTTACTTCAGTTGCTGTTAACTACGCCGGGAGAAAGAGTCATGACACCCTTATTCGGAACCCCTTTGAAAAGACTGATGTTTGAACAAGGAGACTTATCGTTAGAGATACAAGCTGTAGACATTATAGCAGAGGCCATTAGAAATTGGGAACCTAGAGTTATTTTGAACAATATCAGAGCTTCTGCTGGAGACAATTTCAATAGAAACAAATTAAATAAAAGTGACAATTTAGAACAAGCTGGTTATATCTTAGGAATAGAAATAGAATTTTTTGATCCAGAGAATATAACAGAGGTTGAATCTCTAGTATTAGAAGTACCATTAGCGGGAGCAGGCTTATGACAGAAAATTGCAATTTAGATATCACCCCTTTGAAGCAATCCCAGCTTTTGAATAAGCCAAGTCTAGAAAGATTAGATTACACTAGTCAGGATTTTTGGTCTTTGAAAGCTCGATTGCTGGATAGGATTAAGAATAATTTTTCTGATCAGTTCTCTGACTTCATAGAATCAGACTTAGCAATTATGTTAATAGAAGAGTGGGCATTTGTAGGAGACACTCTTTCTTTTAAAATTGATCAAATTGCCAACGAGGTATTTATAGATTCGGTAACAGAGGTAGATAATGCTTTTAGGCTTTCGCAACTTGTTGGATTTGAGCCTTTACCTCCAATTGGTGGCCGTGCTTTTTGGACAGCGACTATCGTCAACAACTTGGATTCTGATTTGATTTTAGATGCAATTCCCGCCATAGGGATAACTGCTGGTGGAGCATCATCATCAGTAGAATTGTTTCCAAGAGATTCTAATGATAATCCAATATTTGATGATCCAATCATAATCCCGGCAGGATCAACATCTGTTTCTAATATAATTGGCGTAGAGGGAGTAACCACGACAACTACATTTGTAGGATCAGGTGAATCTAATCAAATACTCACCTTGCCAGCTTCTCCAGTATTGTTTGATTCAATACGAGTTAAAGTAGATGGAGCAAGTTATGTAAGGGTAGACGCTTTTACGGATTCAAGTCCACGAAGAGAATTTCGTGTGGAATTTAATGCTGATTTTGAAGCATTCATTGTAATGGGAAGCAACAGGGCCGGGGTTATCCCTCCTGTTGGTTCAAACATCGTAATAACATATCGAACAGGCGGAGGGACTATTGGAAACATCATTACTGGCTCCATTTCCCAACAGCAACAATTTGAATTAGCTGGTGGGTCATTAGGATTCTCTGTCGCTGTTACATTCTTCAATCACACCAAAGGAGAATTTGGATATGCTGGAGATGGAATTGAGGAAGTAAGAAGAAAACTGCCTGCATATTTAAACACCCAAAATAGAACTGTGAGCGGTAAAGACTATAAGAATTTTACTGATCAATTTGCTACTCCTTTTCATGGCAAGGTTGGAAAATCAACGGCTGTTTTGAGAAACCACGGCTGTGCAGCCAATATCATAGACTTATACATCTTGACTCAACAAGGAGACAATGGGTTGATCCCATCTGTTAATGAGCTTAAAAACGAGTTAGCCAACGATTTAGATGATATTAAAATGATGACAGACTTTGTTTGCATAAAAGATGGAGTGGTTGTAGAGGTAGATGTAACAGTTGACATTATTATGGATAAGTTCTTTAAGAAGTTTCAAGACGAATATGAAGAAAGGATTAGAGTCATAGTTAACAATTTCTTTGCTCTCCATAAATGGGAGTATGATCAAGACCTAAAGGATAGTAACCTATTGAGAGAACTAGGGGTTATCAAAGAAGCAAAGTCAATAGATATAAACTTTCTAACTAATGAGGCTGATAATTCAGGAGCAATGGTTTCAACAAAGTTTTTTGAAATTATAAGACCAGATCAAATAGACATAGGGTTCACATACGAATAATGGCTTTAAAAAAAATAACAGAAAATCCGAAAGTAACAGACACAATAGTCTTTGACATCTTAGCTCCAGATGCCGAAAGTTGTTTTACGTCTGATCCTTTTAAGATCGATACAGTCAAAATTTTTCACATTAGTAAAACCTTTGTTTCAAACAATGATAAAAGTTATCAAAAGGTTCTTACCACAAACGATGAATCAGTCAGATTAGCTAAAGAGGCACAAGAGTTAGCGTGTGATGACCCAACAGAAGAAAACATACTAGCTGCCCAAGTTGCTAAGGCTAAATCAGAGGAGTTATCTCAAAAGCAAACTGTTTATTTTGATGAAGCTCTCCCTGTAAAGATTTTTGGCAACGAATTGTTTCCAGCATGGCTTTCAACAGATGTAGAAAACGCTTTTCTAGTCAAGGATGAACTTGATGATGATGGCAATCCTCAATTTGGACACTTTACTTTAGAGTGGGAGCCAGAAGGAGGAGTCAGAGAAGGCGATTACTATGTGTGTTGGACATGGACCCCTTTGCCAGCAGGAGACAAGCTATCTAATCTTGAGCTTTTCACAATAGATGCTAATCTTAATCAAAACACTGTAATCCCCAGCCATATTACCACAGAGGGAAAATATGAGTTGTTGCTAGATCGTTACTTGCCTGAAATGTATAAACAAGTCTTGCTTGATGATGATTTGACACCTACAACTCTTCAGAAGCTCAACAAATCAGTTGCCGCAGGGTTTACTGGTTTAGAGGACTTAGCAAATCAATTAATCGACTTGCTCAATCCGAATGTTTTAAATGAGTCGCTGTTAGCGTTTCTATCAAACATGTTTGACATCAAACTAAGGTCTGGCGACCCAACGCTTTGGAGAAGGCAAATTAAGGAAGCAGTTCCGTTATTGAAGAAAAAGGGAACTCTTAAAGGACTTGAAGACGCTTTAGATCAAGCAGGAATGGTATTAAATAAATATACCGCTATGTGGCAGATAATATCTCCATACACTTGGCAAGAATCTTTTGAAGTAATAAAAAATGTTGAAACATTTGAACTGGATAAAGTTGCTATTCTGCCAACAAACGCTAACTTCAGCTTATCTTTGTTGGCAGTAGGAGAAACCTCATATTTAACCTTACCCATTGATAATGTGGAATTTGCAACAAGCGGAGGAAGCACCACAATGACTTGGATTGGAGATCAAAAGTCAACCAATCCTATAACTTTGGTCAATGGCGACATACTTCTAGTTAAATATGTCTACAAGACGGTTCCAAATGGAACACAGCAAACGATAGAAGATTTTATCTTAACTTTGCCACTAGCGGACAAAAGAGGGATTAGA